TCGGGGGAAGCTCGTCGCCGTGACGGGGACGAGCTGCCCAGCCAACCGAGCCGACCCAGTCGGCCGAGCCACCCCAGCCGGCCCGAGACCGGATGAGGCCACCATCACCCGGGTCCTGCGCGGTCTGTACGTCCAGTGCCTGCTCACCGGGCACCACTCCCTGACCGCGAAGGAGCGCGCCTGGGCCGCCCAGACGCTCTCCACCCTCCTGACGAGCGCTCTGACGCCCTCCGCACCCGCCTTGGAGGATGACAGTGCGGCCCCGACCTCCCGCCAAGAAGGAGCTCCCTCATGAATCGCGAGGACATCATCGAGCGCCTGCGCTACACCTACACCCTGCCGCGCGGCCCCAGGCGCTCGGCGCTCGTGGCGGAGGCCGTCACCTGGGCCGACGAGATCGGTGATGAGCAGCTCCAGGTCGATACCCGCACTCAGCTCGTCGCCGACTACGCCTGGGGAGGAGAGGAGTGGAAGGGGGTGGCGCCCTTCGTGTGGTGCCTGGCCCGGCAGGCCGAACGGCCCGACCTGTTCGATGAGCGCGTGAGCCACCACCTGCGCTGGCACTACAAGTGGGCGGTGACCGCCGCCGCCCGCAACCCGTCGGTCCCCCTGGAGCAGGTACGCGCTCTCGAGGACGGCATGGAGGCCTTCTACCGCGAGCAGGGCGCCTCCATGCACACCGTCCACGGCCAGCGCTTCTACGTGGCCCGGCGTCTGGGCCTTGCCGAGGAGGCCCGTGCCGAGCTTGCCGCTTGGAGGGCCACGCCGCGCGACGACTCCTCCGACTGCCTGGCCTGCGATCCCGAGCGGCAGGTCGTTCAGGCGATCGCCGACGGCGACGACGAGCTCGCGGTGGCGACCGCGGTGCCGGTACTCGCCGGGGAGATCGGCTGCCCCGAGCAGCCCGCGAATATGCAGACCAATGTGCTTCTGCCCCTGCTGCGCACCGGTCGCACCCGGGCCGCGTGGGACACCCACGTGCGCGCTTATCGCGCCTACCGGCACGATCCCCGTCATGCCGGTGGACTGGAGGATCACTTCTACTATCTCGCCCTGTCCGGGCATGTCGACCGGGGGCTGAGGATCCTGCGCCGCCATGCGGCCTGGACGGCCCTGTGCGATTCCGCGAGCGACCTTGAGGCCTTCACCTGCGGCGCGGCTGTTCTCCTGCATCAGGCGACCCGGGACGGGCGCGGCGGCGGCAGCTGCGAAGTCTTCCTCAAACTGGCGCGCCTGCCCATCCTGCCCTTGCCGGACGGCGGCCGTTTCGACCTCCAACCCGTGCATGCCGAAGACGTAGCCGACGGCCTCGCCCGCCTCCTGAACGCCCCGTCGGCGCACGGCAGCGTCATCCACATGACAGGCCGTCTGAAACTGACGCTGGCCGACTACCTCAACCTATTGCGCCAAACCGTGTACCGCAAACCGCCGTTTCAAACCGCCTCCATCCCGCTCCCTCTCCTGCGCCCGATGCTGCCGCTGGCCAACCTGTTGAGCGACGGTTTCCTCAGCCCCGACAGCATCACCCTGCTGCAACAAGGCTCCTGCGCCGACACCGCCGCCTTCGCCGCCCTGCTGGAACGCGAACCGCTGGGCGCGGACGAGTTTTACCGCCTCGATTAACCCGCACCGACCATCCTTGGCCAAAAGAGGCCGTCTGAAAAAACCAAACGCCCGCCGTGATATACGGCAGGCGTTTTGACTGCAAAACGGCCGGATTCGAAACCAATCTACGCAAGCGGCTGGATACGGCGGGGCGACACCGCACATCGGTTTAAAACAAAATTCGCCGCATCCGTATGAAACCCAATGAGATAAATATATAGGAATGATGAGATAAATGGGAAGAAGTGGGATGATGGGAGATGGGGCGGGATGGAAAAAGTGAAATGGAGTTGCAAATAGTGCAACAAGAAACGGACGACATTTTATCGTCCGTTTCTTTATTGTCAGAGTCCTTTTTTGAGGGCGGTGATGGCGATGTCGAGGATTCTGCGTTCGGCATCGGGTTGGAGTTGGTTGTTGCCGTTGATGGGGAGATAGGGGCGTGCTGGGAGGTTGGTTTTGTGGCCGCGCCCTGCTTGACCGCCGAGGTGGTGGATGGCGGCATATTTTTTGTTGCTGCCGATGCGAGCATAGTTGCTGCCGACCTGTGTGGTCAGGCGGGCGGCGAGTTGCCCGCTTTTTTGCAGGGTCTTGCCTCCCTCATCTGCGGCGCGCCGGCTTTGTTTCCATCGCTGTCCGCCCCAACCTTCGGATTCGAAGTTTTCTTCGGTCATAGACAGCAACTCGCTGGCGATGCCCCGCATCATGGCGCGGGTGTCGGTGGCGTTTTTGAGCAGCGTATTCAAGCCGTGGTCGAGCCGCTCTGCGTCTAATTTAATTTCAAGCATGGTCAGCCCCTCAATAATTCGCGCACCCATGCCAACGATTCGGGGGTTAGGGCGTTTTTGAATTTCTGGTTAGCCATCATGGTTTTGATGGCAATCCGGGCGATATCCGGATGGGTTGCCTGCGCCTTTTCCACGGCAATTTGCGCCATGCGGGACAACATGGATTTGCCTTGGTTGGCATTGAAGCCCGCATTGGGGGCGATAAATTTGTTGTTGATGCGGATGCCGGTGCGCCGGGCATAGCGTGCCTCCCCGGTATAAGGGTTTGAACCTATATCGACGGTGACGGACTCAAGAGTCGGTCTGGCTTGAACGCGGCTCTCACCCATACCGCGCGACAGAGGGCGAACCCGGCAGCGGCAGCGGTAATCCAAGGGCGGATACAGGCTGTCCCACACCGGGTCATCGGCTGCATAGACGCGACCGTGTAACATACGGTGGGTTTCGCGGGTGCGGCTGTCGTTGATGGCGACATACTGCCAATAAGGGTGTGTGTCGATGGAGTCCATCATTTCGGCGTAGCGGCCTGCCATGTAGGCTGACTGCATATTGGTCAGATAGATGGTTTTCAGGCGGTGGGGGCTGCCGAGCTGTACGCTTTGGGTTTCGCCTTCGGGATTTTTAATTTCCTGCCTGCCCCACCAGCCTTTGCGTTGTAAGACGGGGGCGAGTTCTCGGCTGAACTCTTCCAGCGTCCGACCTTGTTCGGCGGCATCGACAACGGCGGAATAGATGTCGGAGAGCACATCCATTTTGGCGGTTTTGGCCACCGTAAAGGCAGTGGCGTGCGCGTCGTCCAACATATCCTGCCAGTCCCAAGATACGGCAATGCCTTTTTGCTTGAGATAGGCGACGGCGGCTTCGGGTTTCATGCCGAAGACGGCTTTAATCTCTTCGGGGTTCATGATTTCAGCTCCTGTACCACTTCAATCCTGCCGACCAAGTCGGAGAGGAAAATCAGGCGTGCCAACTCGTTTTGCAAGGCGGTATCGTCCATGTTCGGATAGGCCGCGGACAGACGGTCGAGCAGGTTTTCGGCGGTTTCGCCCTGCCTTAATTCGGACACTAGGATGGCAGTCAGCCGTTCGCCCTGTTCATTCAGACGGCCTGTGTCGGGGGCGAGTCCGTCGATGACCAAACCTGCGTCTGTCAAATCGTCCTCGGTGAAGTCGGCAGCTTTTGCCTCCGGGATTGCTTGAACATCCTCAACCAAATCTCCCTCTCTCAAACCGTATGTACGCTGCCAGTATTGGTTGGTGAACTTGGCACCGGCATCCACCATCATCTTATCCCGTTCGGCACGCTCTCTGGTGCCGCTTTCCTCATTTTCGAACAGCACGAATTTCGGGCGGGCAACGTCTCCGAAATTTATCTCTACCACCCACTCTATCAACTGATTGAACGTTGTCTCCACGATTCGTTTGTCGCTGTCGCGGATGTCGTCCGTTACTTCCAAGCCTGCGGTCGCGCTGGCGTGGGTACTGTCTTTTTCGGTGGTTTGATCTTGTCCGAGCAGCGCAATGCTGATTTCGGAGCGGCAATAACGGATGAGCTTGTCGTAGGCATCAATAGATGATGCCTTGCCGCTTGCCTCGTGGATTTCGACGCTGGAATCGTTGGGGATGGTGCCGACGCTGTTGCCGATCAAGGCTTCGAGCGCGTCCAGTAGCTTGTCGGTATCCTGCGGGGTATTGGAACGCGGCTCTTTACCAATCAGCCAAGGCGCACCGTACTTTTCGGTGAATTGCATCCAGAATTTAAGGCCGCCGCGCTTGAAGGTGACCAGCCAAAAAACCAAGCCCAAATCGCCCAAACCGTAGGGGTTGAGATAATCTGCCTCGTGTGTTGGGCAGAGGAACTTATAAGGCGGGGGAACGGTATCGGTCAGCCCGTTTTGAATGTAACGCAGCTCGCCGTCGTCGTTGACGGCGAACCACTCTTGCGGCTTTGCGATGATTTTTTCAGGCAGCCATGCAGAATCGGTACGCCAAATCAGCTCGATGGGTTGATAGCCGTAAAAAACGGCGTTTAAAACGTCTTTAATAAGGCGGTAAACATCGGTTTCGGCCAGCCAGCTATCGACAAAATCCCGGACATTTTTAGGGGTGTCGTCGCCCTCAAGCCGCCATTCGAGGCGGGCGACAGCGGCTTTTCGGCGGCGCACCAGCGAGCCGACTAATGGGTCGCGCATCAGCTCGCGGTAAACGGAGATTTGCCTGCCCCTTTTGCGCAAAACGGGGTCGGGATTAGGCAGCCAACCGTCAAAACCGCTGAAAAACGGGCGTGAAACGGCGAGATGGGCAGATAAATCCTGCGGCTTTTCGAAGTGCGCGCACAAGTTATACGGGCGACAAAGCGGGAGCAGTCGTCTACTTATAACAATGAGGCGGCCGAGCAGGCAATAGCCTGGAACCTCCGAAAACAGGAGGGCAATTTAAACAAAGTTTATTTGGACATGGCCCGCACGCGCGGCAGCGATAGCGAGCCTGTCGATATCCTTGTTTACGTGGAGGGTTATTAAATGGCGGATTTGAAAGTAGCCGCTTACGCCAAATCCGTCGGCATTGCCGCCGACCAACTGATTACCGCCGTGCTGGGCGGCCGGCCGGCCGGAACCCCG